AATACATCAAGGCGAGCAACTCTTAATGGACCACAAGCATAAAAGATTAGAAGATTATTATAGCTTTATAACAACAATGGGAGCAATGTATATTAATACCTTTGCAAATATAACAGGTGCAGAGTTTGAATCGCGTATTGTAGACATAGACGAACTGTGGTCTGTACATAGTTTCGAAGGAGATTATAATCCGATACACGATCACGGCACTAAAACAATCATGGGTATATCTAGTACTTGTTGGACTATGGTTCCAGAACAAATAGGTAAGCTAGGAGAAACAGAAAAAGGAAGTTCAGAAAACTACAGTCTTTATAATGATTCTGGTGCTTGTGATGGGTTTTTGGCTTTTACTTATGGTCGTAACGAGATAATGAACACTGAGAGATTAAGACCGCCACAGTCAATATCTTTACAACCTAAGATCGGTAGACAATTAATGTTTCCATCTTGGATGCAACACATGGTCTATCCGTTCTTTGGTGAAGGTGAGCGAAGAACAGTGGCAGCGAACTTGAATTGCTGGAAACAAGAAGAGCTATGAAATACGCTACATTAATTATATTGTTTATTTTAACAGGCTGTAGTACAACCAAAAGCAGTAACACAAGTGCAACATGGTATTGTCTTAACAAAGCATTTGAATACGAAGATAAATGTAATTGTACATTATATCCCAGAGGTGTCACAAAAGAAACTTATTGTGATACGTGGGCAAACCTAACCCTACAAGGACATAATGTAAAATTAGAAATCCCAACAAGCTAAAATAATAATAAAAAAGGAAATAAAATGAGTATAAAAAGAAACTACTGGTACATAGGTTTAAAAGATTGGTTCAAGGTTAGATTTCTTGATGCAAAGACAGTTACTGTCCGCGCTAGAAACAAGAAAGGGCATTTTGTAAAAGATGATCCTAAGACTGAAAAGAACGAAGCTTATAAGACATCTATGAAAAAGAAACCAAGAGCCAAGAAAAAAGCTAAATGACAAAGATTTGGCGCAAGCAAGAGTGGGAAAGACAATTAGAAGAGAATCCTGATGAGTGTATTAGGATCTCTCCTGATTTTGTAATTAATAAAAATAAAAAAAATAAAGATGAACAGCAACAGCAGCAGCAACGAAAAAAGCTTATTACAAAAAACAACAGTTGATTTAAAAAAGCGCACAAGTTCTACTGTTCCGTTTGGTTATAAACTAACCGAGAACGATGATCATTACATGGAACCTGTAGAAAAACAACTTGAAGCTCTCGAAGCTGTAGAAGAAATGGTAGTTAACGAAGAATTATCTCTACGTGATGGTTGTTATTGGCTAGAGAACCACACAGGTAGAAGTATAAGTCCTGCTGGCTTAAAGAAAATTATAGATAAAAAACATGGTACAAGAAACGAAAGATTGGGATTTACATCCTGAGAACTACTTACTCGAAGAAGATGGAGTTACGTTTAAATTAAAGAAAGACGGCACTCCTCGAAAGAAATCAGGAAGACCTAAAGGTTCTAAAGGTAACTATAATCATCATTCATTAACTAAGGCAAAGATAAATGCTAGAAGATCTGTTAGTAAAAAGAAAAAGAGAATAGCTAAATTAAAAAGTCAAATTAGCTCACAGACTACCAGTTTAAAAAAACAAAAAGAAGTTCTTAACAAACTTGACAATAAAACAAATAATCAAGTTGTACTAGATACTGAATTAGAACAACTTATTCCAAGTGTTCAACAAGAAATACAAGAAAACCCACAAGAAAATGTAGTCTTTCATCCTAATGACGGTCCACAAACAGAGTTTCTTGCTGCAGGTGAAAGAGATGTTCTCTACGGAGGTGCTGCAGGCGGTGGTAAATCCTATGCTATGTTAGTTGATCCGTTACGATATGCTCACAAGAAAGCACATAGAGCGCTTATATTAAGAAGATCCATGCCAGAGCTTCGAGAACTAATAGATAAATCTCGTGAGTTATATCCTAAAGCATTTCCAGGATGTAAGTTTCGTGAAGTCGAGAAGTTATGGAACTTTCCAAGCGGAGCAAAGATAGAGTTTGGATTCTTAGAACGAGACGCAGATGTTTATCGTTATCAAGGACAAGCATATTCTTGGATAGGTTTTGACGAGATTACTCACCTTCCTACAGAGTTCGGTTGGAACTATCTAGCATCTCGTTTGAGAACAACTGATTCTTCTATAGAAACATACCTAAGATGTACTGCAAACCCAGGCGGTGTTGGCGCACATTGGGTTAAAAAAAGATATGTAGAAGCAGAAGAACCGAATACTTCTTTTATAGGAAAAGATGGATTAAGTCGTAAATTTATACCAGCAAGATTAGATGATAATCCTTATCTAGCTCAAGATGGTCGCTACGAAGAAATGCTTAAAGCGCTTCCGCCTATACAAAGAAGACAACTCTTAGAGGGCAATTGGGATGTAGCTGAAGGTGCTGCTTTTGTTGAGTTTGATCCAACTATTCATGTAATCCCTCCTTTTATTCTTCCTGTAGTGTGGGAACGAGTAAAAGGAATAGACTATGGGTACTCATCTGAGAGTTGTTGTCTGTGGGGAGCAGTTGACAGACTTGATGGAACTTTAATAATTTACAGAGAATTATACAAAAAAAACTTGACAGGATTGGATTTAGGTCGTATAATTACAGAAATGGAAGTAGAAGATCCGTTCTCTGTTCAAGGAGTGCTTGATACAGCAGCTTGGGCAAGAACAGGAACAACTGGACCTACTGTTGGTGAGACATTACAACAGTTAGGCCATAAGCTGCGCAGAGCAGATAAAAATAGAATACAAGGTAAAATCCAAATTCACGAGTACTTGAAAGTTCAGAATAATGGGAACCGACCTAAATTACAAATATTTAACACTTGTCCTAACTTGATTCGAGAACTACAAAGCATTCCACTGAGTAAGACTAAACCTGAAGACGTAGACACGAATGCATCTGATCATGCATACGATGCGCTACGTTATTTAATAATGAGTAGACCGCGAATTACTGATCCATTAGAAAGAATTAGACAAATAAAAAGAGAATCAATATACAAACCATCGGATCCAGATTTTGGATATTAAAAGAATATGGCAGACAACAATAACAATGAAAACACCTTTATAGATAATTCAGATAATCTTTTCTTTGAAGATGTTGAAGGCGAAGAAGGAAAGAAACTAGTACTTGAAGAAGATCAACAACTTAACCTAGTAGGAATTATACAGAATCGTTTTTCAGACGCAGAGGCTGCAAGGATGCCTCACGAACACAGATGGCTAACAGCTTATAGAAACTACAGAGGCTTATACGATAAAAACATAAAGTTCAGAGAATCTGAAAAGTCTAAAGTCTTTGTAAAGATTACTAAAACCAAAGTACTAGCATCTTTTGGACAACTTATAGATGTAGTATTCGGAACTGGTAAGTTTCCAATCGGTGTACGAGAAACTAAAATGCCTGAAGGTGTTGCAGAGTTTGCACATCTCGACACACAAAATCCTACACCAGGTATTGAAACAAGTGTACCTGATGTTGAAGAACAAGAAACAGATATTGAGAATCCATTCGATGTTGGTTACGAAGGAGATGGTAAAGTTCTTAAAGCTGGAGCTACCTTTAGTAACGGAAAGTTTCTATTGGAAGAAGAAGCTAGTGAAGTCCTTGCTGTTGGTACAAGTCCACAGCCTCAAGAGATAGAGATTAAGCCTGCGCAAATGGCAGCAAGACGCATGGAAAAATTAATCCATGATCAGATAGAAGAATCAAGTGGTTCATCTGAAATAAGAAATGCGTTGTTAGAATCATCGCTACTTGGAACAGGAGTTGTTAAAGGTCCTTTTAATTTTAATAAAACTCTTAGTCGTTGGGATGAAGGAGAAGACGGTGAAAGAACTTATGCTCCTATAGATGTTAGAGTACCTAGAATTGAGTTTGTTAGTTTATGGGATTTCTTTCCAGATCCTGCAGCAACCAATATAGAAGAGTGTGAATACGTATTCCACAGACATAAGTTAAACAAGAGTCAGTTGAGAGCTTTGCGCAAAATGCCTTACTTTGACAGTGATGCAATACGTGAATGCTTAATGATGGGCGCAAATTACGAAGATAAGTATTATGACACTCAACTACGTGATGATGAAAATGATAAAGCATATGGTTCAGATAAGTACGAAGTTTTAGAATATTGGGGAATAATGGATGCTGAGTATTTAAGACAAGCTGAAATTGATGTTCCAGATAGTATAGATGATTTAGACGAGGTTCAAGTAAATGCTTGGATATGTAACGGTA